CCACATCAAGCTGATAAGTCTCGTAACTTACCGTCTTTCCGATGTTCGGGTTTGCCTTCATCCACATCTCCGGATAGCCGACCTCGTCGACAGAGTCGAGTTTGTACCACCAGATCGAAACATGCGGGTTTGGATAATCCCCTTTGAGAATGCTCATAAGCTCCATTTTGATGGTATCGCCGGCGCCGTTACGAACAGTACCCTCCGAACTGGTGGCCACGATCAGATAGTCGTCCACCTTGGAAGCGCCCTGCTCGATAGCGCCAATAACATCCTCGCGAATGTCGCCGGAGAGCCACTCGTCTACGGTTGCGATCTTGCATCGAAGACCTTGCAGCTTGTTGATCGACATAGGGCGGATCTCAATAAGAGAGCCGGTCAGAAAGTTCTCAATGCCTTTCTTTGTCGAGGCCAACTTGACGCGATTGGCCTGCGAACCGGTCGTGTTCTGAAGCGAGCCTTGTGTCAGAAATTGGAATACGGGGCCGCGGGATCTTGTGATGGCAGTGCGGATTGGTGACATGACCTCTTCGGCAAGCTTCATGGTTGGAGCTGTCGTGATCTGATGGGTCGTACTTGTGTCCACATTCTCAAAGAATGATTGGATGCACGAATCATAGATTGACTTAGCGGCGCCTCGTCCGACGATCAGGTATTGCTTGTTCACAAGCCGCTTCTTGATCATCTTCTTGACATAGTGCCCGCCTCGTCCGTCCGCGTTCGGCTCATAGACCGTGCGCTCCACAAAGTAATACCAGCCGAATACCTGCTCGCCCCACAGCTTGAAGCTGTCAAGGAGGTGAAGATCGGAACCATCCGTCAGAGTCATCTCTGCCTCGCAATACTTGATCCAGCCCTCAACGGCTTTATCATCGTAATAGATTCCTGGATTTGCGATCAGATCGTCGATCCGGTTCATCTCCATCGAAATCTCTTTGCAGACAGGGATCTCACCCCGAATCACCGCTTCACGAAATTTCCCGTAATACCGGGGAACAGCAGTATTCGACAGGGCCATTCAGTATTACCCCGCCTTCTTCTGCAACTGCTGAATTGCGAGAGCAATGCTCAGAGCCGAGCTGCCGACAGCCAAAACCGTTCCGGCGTTGTCAAGCACATCGGAAAGATAGCGGCGGCCTTTGGACACCGACTCCTTGGCAAATAGATCGTTGTACTGCCGTTCTAAAAGCTCGCGGTTGATCTGGTCGCGAAGCTCCTTGTCGGTCTTCTTGCTCAGGTCCATCCGCTCTTTCTTCGTAGCATTGCGGCTGTCCTGATCCATCTTCTTCGCCCGATTGACAAGTTCGGAAGTGGCATCCACAGCTTTCTTGGTCGACTCAAGCTTGGAGGGCGGGGTCGGCTTTTTAGTCAGATCCTTATATTTGTTTTCCAGAGATAACCGATTGATTGCCTTTCTAAGGTCTTCATCTTTCATCTCTTTCACAGGATCTTTCTTCTCCTGCTGCTGAGCGCGGCGTTTTCCCTCAGAAGTGTAACTGCCGTCTGAATTCTGGAAACGGCGAACGCCCCATTTCTGGCCTTTGATACCATAGTGGCAAAGTTCATCCATTTTGACTTTCCTCCTCTCTTGCAGCATTATCGGCCGCCACGAAAAGCCGCCACTCAAACTCGCTGATCTGACGGTTCATCGCGTCAACAGCAGAGGAAGCAGTAGGCAGGTCGAAAAGCAGCCGAACTTTAAGGTGCATATAAGATTTTACAAGGGCAAGCCGACCAGGGTCATCCTCCAGAAAGTCAGACCACTTTTCATCAGCCCCTGAAATGGCAAAGCCTTTCTTTGGGCCAACTCCCATCTGTCCAAGAATGGAAAAGACAGAGTTGATGTGCATGATAAGGTCAGCATCAAAGTGAGTGTAACTCTCGTCAATTCCGAGAAGTTTCTTCACCGATGTCAGGATGCTTTCAGTCGTATCCATAGATGCACTCCTTACTTGCAAAGGGCAATGTACTTTCTCATACAAAAGCCCTCGACCCCATCAGAAGTGCGAACTTTGTAAAAGTCTTCCGTGGACGCATCCAAGTCAACGCAGACCTGTGTCAGCGCGTCAATGACGACCGCAACATCTGCGTTGATGTCAGGCAGCTTACGCACATTCAGATAGAGACAGTCCGTAACAATACCGGAGCCAGTGTGCGGCTCATCGACCGCTTCTGCCTCAGTGCAGAGTTCCGTCACATCCTGACGCTTACCGCGAAGCTCCTGAATGATGTCCTGCTTGCGAGGATTATTCTGCATAGTCGGTTCCTCCTTTGGTTTAATGTTTCCAGGGACAGGTATCATTCCTTGTCCGCTGCGGTGGTTCGGTGAGCAACAGATTTTTGTCACCGTAGTGAATTGCCTGATGCGTCTCATGGGTCGTTGTGATGAGATACTCAGGGTCGAGTAGAATGTCTGTCCGTTCCAGAAGATCTCTCTGCCGAATCGGGTTCAGATGGTGAATGATGACTCGACCAAATATCTCGTGACCTTCGATGCCAAGGTCGCAGCCAAGATCTCTTGCAATCACTGTGTCTCGGATCTTCTTCCATTCCAGCGACCTGTAAAAGACCTGGTTCATATAACGGTCGAAGCCAAAAGTCGTTTCGCCGACGATGCCGTCAAGCCGAAGATACTCAAAGCGATCTTCAAAGGTTGGAAGAAGAATAAGCTCTGAATAGCTTTTAATATTCATCCTCTTCGTCCTCCTGCCCCTGATAGCTCTTCATAGCCTTGGCCGCCTTGAGGTACAGATCCTCCATCTTGGCGGAGGACTCGATCGCTTCGGCCTTTGCCGCGGCAAGATCCCTTTGCTTCTCAAGCAATTCTTTTTCGATCTGGGCTCTGGTGGAGCCGAGTTTCAGAAAATGAGAAATCACCTGAGAGGAAGCAGTGCCGTTGCGCATTTGCTCTTCGGCAACATCAATGGCTAAGGCGATCAGTTGCTTCTCTCTTGCTTCAGGAGTAAGAGCTGCACGGGATTTAGGTACTTTCTCAGATGATCTTGCGGCCTTTGCCATCCTTGCCACCTCCTCTCGCTGTGTTTGATCATGGTATTCACTGTGTTTTGCATCACTTATTTGGACTTTGAGACAGGGCTTGAAAGAACCCACAGAACTGACTGGCTGAACAAGTTGAAAGGAGAAATCCCCAAATGAAAGATGGAGGTAGAGAAAGCACTTGCATGACCCGGTCGTGGCAATTCCATGGAAAGAAGAACACATCAGGAGGTGAAATATCAGCCCTGTGGGCCCGTTCAAACCCTGTCTCGTCACCCAAAACTCCCGTTGGCCGCCCCAACCCCGAAATACATTTTTCAAAAATATCCCCCGGAGAATTTTCAAAGACCGCCGCGATGCAGAGGGGGTGCTGTTTTTGCGACCCCCCCTATACCTTTTGGAAAGCAAGGTAGTCTCGCTAAGCAAAAGGTGATTAGGAGTTAAAACTTATTGTGTTGCAAAAGCAGAGCCAAAGATAAAACCTCCCGATTTGAGCGAAAAAGACTGCTAAAGCCTTTATGCACTCACGGGAGGCGAATCCTTTGTGTCTGCTTTTACTTTTTTGTAGATCCCAAGGGGATCGTATTTGATGATGTCGTCGATGGCACGCTCAAGTTCCTGTTCGTTTTCAGCATCTGAAAGCTGATCGGAAGTCCTGGCTATACGGGCCAGGTAGGCGCAAGAGTGATAGCCTTTGCCTTCATCAAAGCGATACCAAGCATCGTACTGGGTAAAGGGATCATACGGATTATCTGTCGTAGTTAGCGCGCATGATTGAGCCATTTTCTCTCACTTCCTTTCATGAATTCAGATACTTGGAAACGGCAGAAGTCGAAATCCCCAAAGCTTCAGCGATTTCAGCATTTGTGTGTCCAGAATTCGCCATTGCTTTGATTCTGCTAATGCGAGCATCGGACAACTGCGTTGTTCTTCTCGGCGTTGCTCGTTCTCTAACGGTTTTCGGTTCGGCATAACGCAAGATCTCGCTCAAAGTTGTGTCTGAAATCGCACCAGACTGAATTGCAGTCCATTCGCCATCGCTGATTGTAATGCGAGTTCGCTTTCCGCTTGCACCAGTAGAATTTCTGGCATCACTGATGGCAGCACGACGGATCTTTGAAATCTCATCTTTGTCAGTAATGTTGTTTGCCTGAACCTTTGCTTTTACACGAGCATTTGCAATTCGTTGAGCTTCTCGTTCAAGAGGAGCATTCAACTGTGCGACCTTGAGAGCAGCCATAAGGCGGTTCACTTCGGGCTCAAAGGCCTTGGCCGCACTGGCAGAGCGCTTCAGAGTAGGGGTAGCCTTGTATTCAAGACGGGCCTTGTTGGCAAGGTCTTTCATCTTGTTGGCATAGTCGGCATAGGCCTCTTCCTGAAGCGTTCCAGAAGACATCGAACGAACATCATCAACTGCGAGGATGCGTTTAACCTTAGTGGTTGCCGCTACCGTCTTTCCGGTACGGGGGTCCACATAAGTTCTGCCGGACTCCTTGTAAACGACTTTTCCTGTCAGAGGATCAATGACACCGCTGCCCTGACGCTCCGGTACCTCAACATCCTGCTTTCTACGGGATAGGAGGGTAGAGGCGCCGCCATGGTGACCAGTCTCGTCGTCAAAGCCTTGATACTTCTTCTTGAGCTCGGCGATACCATTGTCTTTCTCAGACTGCCGGTAGTCAAGCTTGTGCTTGGCCGCATCAATGACAACCATGCTGTGTTTGACCGCTCTTGCGATCTCAGGCTCAGTAGCGCCTTTCAGAGTCATGTCAGTAATGAGATTTGAAATCTCACCCATCTGTCTTTGTGTAGCAGCACCCTTTGCAAGGAGCCGAACGCCAGTCTTGCCCTCAGTCGAGTAGTCAGTCTTAGGATCGAAGTCCTTCAAATCCTTAAGGGCGGGGGTAGATTGGATCTTCACCCTCCCACCGGTAGGAATGACAACGACCTGGTCGCCATCAAAGTCAGCACCAGAAAGACGCTCAGCAACCTTAGGGTTGATACCCACAGCATCCCGAATGTTCTTTCCGAGAACGGAAACGGCAGTCGGGTTTTTGTTATTGACCGTAAGCTCAGGGATCTCAAAGGTACCACCATGCGGATAGCGAATTAGTACAACCTTTTCGCCATCACGATAGTTCGGGGCGAAGATCTCGGTCTCTTTCATCGCATTGAGCGGTAGTATGACCTGCGTGCTCTGACGAGGGAGAGCAGCCGCTTTTAGATGGACAGCAGCCGAGTCGCACTCATCTGCAAAGTCTAACAGGAGCTTCCGCTTTACGGTGGGATTGTTCAAAGAACAGATCTCAGAGAACTCGTCAGCAGCATCAGCGTAAGTCAAATCCAACTGCTTCTTGATAAGCTGGATGGGCTGCTTGGAAAGGAACTGGGAAGAAAGATTCTTACTCATCTTGTCCCAGTCGCCCTCTTCTTTCAGCTTGTTGATCGCAGAAAGCTTCTCATTGCCGTCGGCATCAATGTAGTGACTCTGTCCATTAGCCTTAATCAAGGCCCCGAAAGGGTTGTCGGGGTCATCCTGAATTTTCTTCAGAACATTCATCTTAGGTGTTCCGGTATGCTTGTTGGTGTTAAAGACAATGTCTGCGCCATCAGGCATATCGTCAGAATACATCGCCATTCCTTTGAGGTAATGAGTACCATCCACAAGGATACGAACCTGAGCATAGTGAGAGTCTCCCAGGTCAAGGTCAGCAACGCCACGACGGATCTCAATGACACCGTCTTTCAGTGCGCCGCCCTCGTCGCCATAAAGAATCTTCACACGGCTGGAATCAATACTCGCTGGATACTCACGCTTGTCCCAGGACTCGCCGCCATCGGTAGAATGATAGTCACCAACGGACTTTACCAAATCAAGGTTCTGATAAACCTCTCTCTGGTCGATCTCAGGAATGGAAATAACGGGGGTGATCGTACGTTTCTTCGGGTCGTTGACCTGGGGAACGCCGACGCCATAGCGGTTGTAACCCTCTGTTTCCAAAATGAAAAGAGCCTCTTGAAGAACACCGGTAGAAACGCCAAGCTGCCGCTCAACACCGGTGCCTACATCAATAGCTCCTTTTTCTGCAAGCTCTTTCTTCAGGATCTCTGCTGTGGCTTGCGCCTTATTCTTATTGGCTGCCGTGTTCTCATTCAGCAGTGCGCGAACAGAAGAGTCATTCGCATAACCGAGGATTGAGGCGATCTCATCCAGCGTCTTGCCGTCTTCCCGCAAAGAACGGGCACGGTCTGCCTGAAGAGCACGGCGTTCATGCTTTGCGACGCGAACCTGCATCCGCAAGTCAGTCGTCGAAAGATGAAGTTCATCAGCAATCTGTTTTTCAGTTTTGCCGAGCCGCTGAAGCTCTTCAACGCGAGCAAGAAAGTCGCCGCCATGTTGGTAAGGGTTATCACCGGAACCCCACGGATAGCGCCCAGAGCGCCGTTTGACGCCATAGTGCATCAGAATATCTTCCTCTACGAGGTCCATAGCTTAACCCTCCTCTTCTCTAATTTTGTTGATGACCTTATCGGCTGTGATGATCCTGTCCATGATTGGCAGAATATCCTCAACAGTCGGCTTATGGTACAGAATTTGGTCGTGCTGGTAGATACGCAGTTCCATTTCAATGTCGGCTGGACGAATATGATACTCCAAACAGAACAGAGCGGCATAGACCTCCAACTGTTCAATGTGAGCATCAATTTCTCCGGTCTTCAAATCATGGATGCGAAGAAAATTATTTCGGAAGCAAATCGCATCGGTCGTTCCGAAACAGTTCGGGGAATAGTAGAGGATCTGTTCCGGCGTCATCTTATAACCGATAGCGTCATTCACATACATGTTCAGAGTCTTCTGAGACTTGGGAAGTTTCTGCCCCAAAAGAATACACTGAGCGGCGAATGCGTGAAGAACAGTTCCTTTCTGTGTTGCCAGAAATCTCACATAGGAGTCCGCGATTTTATCGTCGGTGTAATTGATCCAGTGATACTTACTTGCACCAAGGAAGGCGTGCTGACCTTCAAGGTTGGAATGCCTGTTGAAGTTCATTCAATACCTCCTCTTTATTTTCCGGACACACAAAGCGAGAGAATGACATATCGTTCATCTTCTCGACATAGTAGTCCTGATTCGGGCGCTTCTTAGCTGTCGCAGACCTCTTGCATTCGAGGGAGGCCCACTTCTCGCCATAAAGAATCAACAGATCGGGAAGTCCCTGAATTTGGTCCATCTTGAAAACCATGCATCCAGGGAACAACGCTTTCAATGACTCGATTAAACGGTCTTGAAATCCGCTCTCAAGTCTGGAACTTCTGGCCACGAAATGACCTCCTTTCGACAAAAAATAAAATGGAGAGAGGGAAATGTGTAACACATCTCTCTCTTCTCCATAAAAGACCCTGTTTTTTCTGCGGAAGCCAAAAAGGGCATAAAAAAGCCGAGACACCTTTTCAAGCGTCTCGGTCAAATATCCAGAGGGTCAGCTATTATTTCGCAGATACCGAATGAGTATCCAAATCAGCCACAGACCTCCTGTGCAGAAAGTAAGTATCACATCGAGGATCAGTCCGCCAGTGCTACGCTTTCCGTTACCTTTACTCATGCTGTCCGTCCTTTCTCATAAATCCGTTATGTTGTCATCATCAATGTTGTTGCTTTCTTTCAGTGCGATGTTACCTCCAAGACTCGAAGCCAAAGCCGCGACAATGGCAGCAGCTACGCCGCCGATAACCCCAATGAGCTTCAAACGGTTCCTCGATTTTTCAGAGTCCTTATCCGCTACCGCTGCGGCAACTTCCTGCATCTGATCGAGAATATAAGTCTTCTGCTCAAATGTCAGGTCGTCATTGTCCAGCATTTTTTCAAGAGAATCCATCACGCGGTTGTACATATCGTAACAACTGCGCATACTCTCTCGATCGTCTTCCATCGCTTCCTGGATGACGCTGCGGTACTCTTTCAAAACATCAAGTGAAGTCGAAGCAAAGTTCGGAAATTGCTCAAGAGCTTTCTTTGCAACTTCGGGGTTCATCTTCGGAACCATTGTCGCAAAAGCAATAACTTTTTCTTTTGTCAAATGTCTGAAATCTGGAATATCCAATTTCTTGAGAACTTGCTGTTCAGTGTAAGGCCGTGCCACGCTCCGTCCTCCCCTCGTAAGAGTGCAAATAAAAAAGGTGCGCCCCAACGAAGAGACGCACCCTGCAAAAGCGCATCTCTCATTGCTGCGACACAATCCTCTTACCACCACTATGGGTATAACGAGTTAAGAGAGAAACACTTGTTGCCAAGTAATTCTCCCATAGTGAAGCGGATAAGAAGATTTAATTGTGTCGCAAGCTCAGTATATCACACTCGCGCACGAAAAGGAAGTCAGAGTTTTTGAGGAAAAATCAGGCTTTGGCCAAAAACCCACTTTTTCTCGTCACTTATATATATTTTTTACATTTTTTCTTCACACTAATTAAAGAAAAAAGTGGGAAAGTGGGCAGAAAGCCCGCAAAGCCTTGTGTACCAACGGTTTCAGCCTGCCCACTTTTCAAATAAAACCGGGCAAAAACCCACTTTTTTTGGCCAGAACCGTCTCTACAAGTCTCTCAACTCGCCCGAATATATCAAGTTTCCGAAAGAAAGTGGGCAGAAGCCCGTTTTTCAAAACAAAAGTGGCCACGATTTTTGCGCATGAAAGAGCCCCGAATTCTATCTTAGATTAGACAGAACCGGGGCAAATTCACGCAGTTTGGAGAGGCTACCTCCATACTCGTCCGGACCGTTTGTCGATCAAAACGACACGACCTTCGATCTCGAAGTCCGCCAAGTCACACACATCCTTGATAGACCTGAGCAACTTCTTAAAGCGAAGCTCCTCGATTTCAAGGTTCATCATAGCCTGGTAGGCTGTCGGATCTGAGTAGCCCTCCGAGTTTTTTCGGTCGCTCATTGGTCACCTCTTTCTTTCTCCCACTTTTCAAGATCACAGCCGATCTCTTTCAGCTTGTAGGTACAGAGCCAGACATCGTCACCCTGCTCCATCTCATAACGACGGATCAAAGCCTCGATGCCGCGGGAGAAGTTGTCATAGAATTTTTTAAGCCTCTTATTGCCGAAGCCGAGCTGTTCACGCAGCTCCCACAGAACCAGAGCGTCGATCTCTCGGATATGCTTTCGATCGTACTCTGCGAGCTGTCGCTGTATCTCCATGTCCATAGCCTTTTTCTCGGCAGCAGACATTACGGCTCCGAACACTCTTTTTCCGGCTTTCTTTACTTTCATGAACGGGTCCTCCCATGATCCAGTTTTCTTTTGCGAAGAACATCGGAACTCCGAAGAAAAGAGAAAGGAGAAGGACCGTACCATCCCTCTCCAAAATAACAACCGGCAAAGATGCCAGCACCATCAATACCGCATAGATCTTGTTGCGGATCAGTTCGCGCTTCCACATAATCATTACTCCTTTATCAGTACGATGTTGACGGAATGAACCAGATATGTAGTTCCGTCAATTTTTACCTGAATCTGATCGCCGTCATCATAGTCTTTCCAGCTCTCGATTTTCCCGCTGATGACTGAACCATCGGGAAGCGCCAGGATAGCATTGTCATAGCTGAATGTCGTGTCGATGACTTGTCTGTTACAACCAGTCAGGAACATCAGCATCATGGCGACAACGAGGAGGATCGCCGCAAGCATACAAAGCGCTCTCTTAGCTTTCATCTTACTTATCCTCCTCAACAGTATAGATAGGCTTGTCATAAGCGTACAGAGTCGCATGACTCTCATCTGGTGCATCCATCTCCAACACAGTCATGATGGCATAGTTTGCGAGATCGAGCAGCGTATCACGAATGGACTCATCCGTAACTTGCTGCTGGTCGCGGTCATTACAGGAAAGGCGGGACAGGGTCTTGAAGCGGGAGAACTTATCTCCAAGACGGATACGGGCCATAGCAAGACCTTCCTCGACGAAAGTGGTATGGAAGCTGTCCCCATAGTCGTGGTTTTTGCGTGCGTAGAGCTCGTTAAGCCCATCGCAGATTTCCTTATGTCTTAGAACTTTTTCGTTCATTGCGATCCTCCTTAGTCTTTCATAGGCGACAGGCCAAGTCGTGTCCGGTAGTCATTGTGAGAGATCAGACCGCTGGCTCTCATGTTGCGGAGTGTCTCCTCGTCTGGCCATGGGCAGACCGAAACAGAAACACCGCCATCAGGCGAAATATAAATGGACACAGAGCGGTCACGAGCCGCCATTGCTTCATCAATGATTGAGTGGATTTTTTTCTCATCCATTTTCACAAGCTCCTTTCAAATATCATTTGCTCCGCGATGCAGACTGTGTTCGGCGTCAAAACCATCGGGATAGCGGGCGCGGAGCTTATCAATGTTCATCTGGAAGATCGTCTCCAGATCATATCCGATAGCTTCTGCGCTGATGGCCAGATACCATGCGACATCGCCAAGTTCTTTTGCCATGTGTTCGCTATCGAAAGCGTGGCCCTGGTAAAGATGCTTTTTGAGAATATCAATGCATTCTCCGGCTTCGCCGTTCAGACCCATCAGGCCGTTGAGAATACGAGGGTATTCCTTAGACATTCCGGATGCGGTCCGAAGTGCTTCTTTCTGGTACTCATTAGGTGTCATAGTATTCACACTCCTGAAAAATATAAAAAGAGAAGAGCCTGTGTTTCCACAAGCCCTTCCCTCTGGGTAGAGATTAGAATTTCAGCTTTTCGTTGATCTTCGCGATTTGCTTCTCAGCCTTTTTCTGAATCTCGGTGTTCCCGGCTGCGATTGCCAGGTCAAGGATTTCCTGCCAGTCTTCTAACTGGTCAAGCAGCATACCCTTGTACTGGTTATCTGTCATACCCACAGAATCACCACCATCCAGAAGGTGAGAATCGTTGCGTTCAGCCATAGCCTAACAACCTCCTTCCATAATAGGCGATGTACTTTTTGCGCATGATTTCTTTTTTATGATTGTATCATAACAGCCGGAGTGGTGTCAAACGGCAGTGCCGGTAATCAACGCAGAATAAGGCAGACTTTCAATCCGGTCGCAAAGTGTATGCCATTCATCGAGCTTGTGATGCCGACGGGATTTGTAGATATTGGCCAGAACCTCATAGTTCAGCATGACCGTCCGTTTCTGATTGTAGGAACTTGGGAGAAGCTGGATCATCTGCCACCAAATATCCTTGGCAGGGAGGCCGGTGTATTCCTCAGTCTTCGTCGCTACAAGATATTTTTCGCGATAGTGATTTAGCACATCAATCGTCATGCCAAGGACTTCCATGGGCCCCGTATCTCTGTGATCGGTTCCTCCGATTTCAATACGGACATCGAGGTCATCAACCAGATGCTCGTGACTGAAATCATCCAGTGTAAATTCCTTTGCTGCGATTTTGTGCATCGTAGAGCAGGAATTGGCGACTGTACCGACCTTATAAGTGTCAAACTCTTTCCACCAGTAAAGCGGGGCAGTGATGTCGAGATAGACGGTAATCATCCGCATGAACTTGCGATGATCCGTACCAGCGTTGCGGAGGGCCATCATGAGTTGCTTATCGTTGGGGCCAATGCAGAAATTTTACTGGCATTCTCCGCAACATTTTTCTTTCCCATAAGGACATTCCGGGCCGCTATCGCTTTTCGCCCAAGAGTTTTTAGGGTTTCGCATACCACGAATAGCGTGCTCCCAGCCAAGAACTTCGACATTTTCAACTTTCAGCATTTGCTTCTCCTCTCCTTAATGCCTCATGGTGCTTTGCCATCTCACAAAGTATCGCGTTCTCCTCATCACAGAATTTGATAGAAGACGGACCAACACGACGAACGCCGTCTTCAAATTCAACAATTCCAAAAACCTGCCCGTTTTGTCCGCCAGGATGACCTCCACGAAGAGGGCTTGCGTCGACAACCTTGCTCCACTGCTCCCAACGGTGAAAATATCCGAGCTTACCATTGACTTCGCAAAGGCGCGTCGGAAACTCAACATTCATTTTAATTCCAGCCATTACAAACCTTCTTTCTGTTGGCCGCGAAGAACCTCAATGCAGTCGCAGTCAACCGTAGCAGCTTCGACATTCATAGCAGAGAGCATCATCTGAAGCTCGTCTACGAGATACTTCTCGCTCTTACCAAGGCCGCCGCTTGCGAGAAGACGGATATAGTTCGTCACCGTGATGGGAACAGGAATTTTCTTACCCATCTGAGCAGCGAGCAACTGAATGTACTTGGCCATCGGATAGGTAGCCACAACGATGGTGGCACCGGTCTTTTCAGACATTTCGATGAGCATAGTTGTTTTGCCGCTTTGCCGTTCTCCGATATAAATGGTGCTCATTTGGAAGTCTCCTTCCTCGTCCGTGCCAAGACCTTCTTTGCCTGAGAAGTTGAGCCAAAGACTCGCTTCGTAACAGCAGCACAGAACCCGGCATAGGGATCATTGTGGTCACCCTCGCCACAAGAAACGATAGTCTTGGTTCCGTCGAGCCAGAACACGATCGTTTTAGGACCACTGAAAATGACCTGCTTTACTCCGAGCGATGCCCTGGGGGCTCCGAAAGTGCAGTTGAGGAAAGCCTTAGCAAGAGCCGCCGGAATGATTGCATCGTTGCGCTTCGGCGCATCAAAGAGTGAAGGTGTCACATTCTCTTTCTTGAACCAGAAGAGGCCGTATTTGCTTGCATGGTTTTTAAGGCCGGCAAACTCCACTCCGACCCGATCATCTGTAAACTTTTTAATGATGCCGAGTTTCCCGGTGTATTTACCACCGTACTCGTCACCGGATTTAATGCTGACTATTGTATCAATGGGGATCATATTTTTTCTCCTTTCAAATATCAGTGGTTACTTCTTGTCGATCCGGTTAGCTTTTCTCTCTTCGTACTCAGCCTGCTCAATACGAAGCATACCGTCCGGACCCTCTTTGAAATATCCATTCAGGTCAACAACCTTGCCATCTGGAAGAATGAGCTGGAGATAGCCAACAGTATCGAAATCGCCATTTTTCTCATCAGTCAGGAACTCTTCGACGATGATCTTGAACTTCTTGTCCGTCGGGAAGTACGGAAGCGTAATGGGGTACATCTTGTCAATGAGGCGAGTTCCAAAACCGTTCATGAACGGAATATCAGGGCTCTCCTTATTGATGAGCTGAACACGGTTGACATCCGAGTAAGTGACCGTACCGACCTCGTCGACATCCTTGAACAGGCTGCTCATGCGCTTGCACTGGAAGTGCTGGACAGGATCGTTCTCACCAAACTCGACCTTAGTCCAAATATCAGGATCGTCCTCAATAGGAGTAAGGCATTTGCCGTCGATAAGGCGGTTCAGGATGCTCTTGGTGATTTGAATGCTCATACCGGAGTGGCCGTCGCGTTCCAAAGACCGATATGCTCTGAGGGCGCTCTCATAGCACGCAACACCGTAATCCCAGTCGTCTTTATCCTCGGCACCTTCACGCTCTTTCTGAGAAGCAAGAGCAACTTCACGAGCCGCCCAATCACTCTCGTCATCGGAAAGGGAAAGTACCCTCTCGACATCCTTATCGGTATGGCCGTCCCACTCAGGTGCGGTGTCCACCTCTTTGCAGTGAAACAGATCCCAGTCCTTATCCTCGTAATGATAAGTATAGGGGCCCTTGGGAGTATCGACACCAACGATGAACCAACCTCCGCCAAACGGAGCCTCACCATCCGAATGCTTGTGGGATTTCCAAGCAAGCGTCGGGAAAGTGTTTACCAGGGCTGCGAAGAGGATGAGCCGCTGATGATAGAGGGAATTGAAAGTGTGGAAGCCGTCAGAGAATTCTCCGATATCTTTCTCGGACATCAGGACTGCACGATCATCCCAATATTCATTCGCGAAGATTTTTCGGCAATCAGTTCCGAACGCTTTGATGATTTCGGGCAGATTCTCATTGACAGCATCAAGATGGATGCCATGCTCTTCGCAGAATGCAAGCGCCTTCTCCAAAGGTTCGCCGACGCGGTTCGTCCAAAGAATGATCTTGGCGCCAGCGGCCTGTTCAGCCTTAACCTTAGCGATGTTTTTTTCAATCGGCGCACCGATCTCAGGCCATTTGTTTTCAACCAAAGTGCCATCGAAGTCGACAGCAATAATTTTTGCGTTATCCATGATTTCTCCTTTTCATGTCATGCGGCTTTCGGCATCGGTGCAGTAGACCACCCAACAAAGCGACCCTCATTGAAGTTCTTCTTCTCCTTGAGTGCCTTGCTGATTGCCAGATCAATGCCGGAAAAGCTCTTTAGATGGAAGTAATAAAGGTCACTGAACGGCGTTGTTAAACGGTCGATCCGTCCGGAAGCCTGAACCATGACCTTGTAGGAATAGTTCTGCGAGTAGAAGATGATCGTATCAGTGGTGATGCAGTTCCAGCCCTCGCAGCCGGCTGTGTACTGCACGAGATAGACCCATTTGTCGCCAGTCGGGATTTCCTGATGCTTGTGACCGTTCCATTCAGCGACTTCGGTTCCATCGGGGTAGCCAAGATTTTTAAGAATATCAAGCTCGTAGTCGAAATTGTAGAAGATGATGACCTTCGGATGATCCTCCATAATCTCAAGTACAGCTACGCTGCGGGACTCGTCCGAATTCACCACGCGGCGCCAGTTCATACAAAGTTCCGAAGCCGTTTCGATGGGGCGATCTTCCCAGGGGTTCCAACGGTTTCGAGAAATATCTTTGTAGAGCGAAATGTTGTAGGAAACGGGAACATCCTGATGATGCGATGTCGTGTGCCGATCGAACTCCATCGTCACGAGAATACGATTGCGAAGACGGATCAACCGCCCGGTGTTGAGATACCGGTCAACCTTTGGGTATTTTGATCTCCAGTCATAAACCACATGCTGGTCAATGAAGTCGGTCTTGTTTCGGTAGAACCCATTTGCGATGAAGACGGGGATGTAATCCTGCCAGGTATCCCCAGGGGTAGCAGACAGCAAGATCCACTTGTTCTCCTTGGCGATTTTCAGGAATGCCTTCGTCCAAGCCCCATAGCCGACAACTCGCTGCTCGTCAAATATAAAGAAGCTGTTTTTCACATCTTTGTACTTGGCGATGTTGTTCCACGAGTCGACGACGACTTTGTTCTTGTAGTAATTGCAGTCCTCGTGAGTGGAGAGCAGGAATGGAGCTAACTCGTCCTCCCATTCACAGGTATCCCGTTTGCGCGCCGTGGTGATGATGTAAATATCAAGCGGATTTTTCATCGGCGCATCAGGAATGTCAAGATTTCCGCCCTGCTGAAGATAGTAATAAGCGAGGGCAGTTCTGGATTTACCGGAACCGACCCCGCCGCACAGAATGCAACCGTTCTTCATTTTTTCAAGGGCGCTGTGCTGATGATCGTACAGACTGATGCTCATGACTTAGCCATCCCGATTAACGCTTCAATATCTGAAAGAGGCAGCTCAAGGTCGCTCCAGTCATAGTCCTCATATCCGTCCTCTCCGAGATCTCTTGTCGGAGATACCATTACGGTTGCCGCAGAAGCTTCAGGATAATTCAGCGGATACTCAACACTTATTTCGGTGTGAACAGCATCGGGATAGAGACCGTCGAGCCATTCTTTTGGTGCGATAAAGTAGAGAGTCATCGTCTCGTACTCATCGCTTTTGTATCGGTCTTCAAGGATGACTTTTTTCGCGTCAAAATCTTTAATGGTCATCGCTTTCACGCTCCTCTCGCAAAATATTCATCATTTGGTTGATGACTCGACGAGTATGCCAGACATCACTGAAGTACATAGGTGTAAACCAGTAGTTCTCTAAGGAGTCGCCGTTTCTAATTGGATCGGTAAGAGAATTACCAACCTTGACGAACCCGGCGACGCCGAGGAGCGATAACTGGATGTAGCACATGAGCGCAACTGTTTCCTCGATGTCCTGAGCCGAGAAGAGAATATGGTTCTGGAAGTTCAAACCGGCCTTTTCAAGGTCATCTCGTGCCACATTAGCAGCAGCTATCAAAGTTGCGCCGCCTCCGCAGCAATCATCGTGAACTGTGATAAAGCCGGTTTTTTCGACCTGTTCTACAACATTGCCCATCGTCGCAAGCGCCATGAAGTGACAAACATTGTAAGGGGTAAATATCTGTTTGAGTTCGTCACTTCCGAGTCTCATCCGCATATAGACTTCACCAAGGAAGTCCTGGTCTGGATTTTTCTCCAATGCGACCGTCATCTCAGCAAGAAGCTCCGGAAATAATGCCTGCTCCTCCTTACGGTACTTGGCGATGGCTTTCAGATAACGGTCTTCTCGCTCATCATAATGTGTCTTATCGACAGCATTTGAAAACGCGCAAGCCGTCATCAGAACGAAGTCCTTCCAGATATCCCACGGCCGATTTCGTTCGGACACGAGCTTGCCGAAAGTCTCGATGAAATACTTCTTGTCATCTCCTCTTGGTGGGGAAACTTTTTTCGGAGCCGGTTTTTGCGGCTCTTTCTGCTGTTTCGCTGAAATATCAATTTTCGGTATCTCAGGCGGAATGAACGGCTTCGGCTCATACTTGGGGAGCGGCTTAGCCGGTTTCGCCTTATGAACTGCTTTCTTCTTTTTCTTAGGTTTCCAGAAAGACATAGGGTCCTCCTTTCAAAAAGTTAAAGGGACGCCGGCCACCTCCTAACCAGCGTCCCCTATAATGCTTTTACTCCTGCGGATACTCGCTCGCAGCATACTTCTCGGCGAACTCATCCTCCTCAATGGTGACATACATCGTCTTGAGGTAGGCCTTCACGCCGCTCTTCTCGTTCTTGGTGCCCTCCTGGATGATCCAGTTATAGGGGCGGATAATAAGATCCACATTGCTGATCTCGGCAAAGTCGAGCGCACCGATGGACTCCTCATCGAGAGGCGTCTGCTTGCGGCGGGTGACCATGACGACCTTGGGCGGGAAGTTCTTGAAGCTCACCGCAACCTGGAGATAGTGGCGAGGTTCGTCACCCTCCTCACGGGGAGGCATCACGCGGACATTCCAGCCGTCTTCGATCAGACGCTGAGCATCGTTGTGGTCCTCGATGATAACGCAGAAATTGCGGTCACCGGCACGGTTGTACTTGTCCTCCTTACCGGAAAAGTTCCGGAAGATAATGCGGGCATTTTCGATGATGATGTTGTCAGTAGCTTTACGACTCATAATTAAGACTCCTCTCATTTTTTAGCGTACATCAAACGGTGTACTATCTTCTTCGTGGGGCTCGCCGGGACCGAACCAAGGCGGCGTATCAGGAGCATACGGATCTTCGGAAACGAACCACTCGAAATCGCCATACTTGGAAATATCAGTGGCCGCGGCATCAACGAGAGCATCGTAGTATCTCCGGTCGATACAATCTTCTTTTCCGAGGATCTTGACCATCTCGGATTCCATCCACAGATAGTCCTTTGTTCCAACGACGGAATCGTACTTGACATTGCCGTTCTTATCGGTGTTCTGGCGAACGAGCGAACCTCCGCCACAACCAGACTTGATCGGGGTAAACAGTCCGACCTTTCCGATGAACTGCAAAGTATGACCATTATCAAGTACAAGGTTATCCTCGGACTGTATTGCCATATCCGGGTTGTTGATATAGGCCGCAGCCTCATCAGGACTTCTGTCGATATAAATGGCAGATGTTACAGACTTCGTCTCGCACATATCCTCGAAGGTGATCTCCTCATGCGAGAAGAGTTTCTTGAAGACATACGGGATCTGGAACTGAGTGCCCGTGGCCGTCCACTCACCGGCGTGCTTACCATCTTTGTACTTGGCAATATAAACGGCGTTGTTGACGAGGCACATACGATCATAAGTTGCTTCGTGCTCGAAAATATAACCGTACATCTTGCCGTAGTCCATGACGAACTGAATGATCTCAGGCGTAGCGTCTGGGATCTTGATAGAGTCCGTCTTGATGTGAGCAACAACAAAGCCCCGTTTCTGAACCTCGTGCTTGAGGTTGATCATAAACAGGGCTCCGCGCTTGGCGACGATATTATCTTTGTTACGGTTGTCATGGAATGGATTCTCGAAGCTGGCCGAAGTCAAACCGTAAACAGAGTTGATGGCGATTTTCAACGCCTGTGCCAGAGCATCGGCGGCGCTCTCGTCCGTCAGGTACTTTGCCAAAGCGCCATTCAGCATCTTGCGAGCCTTGTCGAACTCCTTATGCTTGATCGCAACACGAGCATCGCGGATTTCACGGAACCGCTTCGTATAGACCGGCCCAAAGAGATCTTCTGCGATGATGCTGGAGGGATGCATAGAAGCAATATCCAGCAGAGCGATGTTTCCGTACATACCAGGCTCGGCATAGACATAGCCACCCTCGCCAACTTCTTCGCCGCGATAAGTAGACTTGCCTTTGTCGAACTTGTAACCCGGGAAGATTGGGCGGTCTTTCTTGTCAAACGCCGTGTAGTTGTCATACTCCTCCGGTCCAAACTTGAACGGCAGGTCGTCCATGCTGCAAATCTGGCTGGCATCGCCCATATCGCGATAGTTGAACTGATCCTGCGGCTTCTTGTTTCCACCGAAGATAATCTTGGCGGTCAAAGTGTTCGTGGTATCGTTGACGGTCATTCCAGCCACATCGGCCAGGATCTCACGAGCTATGAAGTCAGCCTTACGGGCATTGAATACTGCCTCCGTAGCAATGACATCATTGTCACAATACTCGGCAACCTTCTGCCACATGCTCTCCGGAACAGGCTGGTCCCACGGAAGGCCAAGCTCCTGATGGTGGATGCCGAGTTCAATCTCCCACTTCTTCAAGCTCTGTTTTTTCGAGCAGAAGTCGTAAACATCAGTGTAAGAGACATTATAGGCTTCGCCAAAGAAGCAGTTGTTGCTCTTGGATTTCTTTTCGCTGCCGATGATCCGCTGAGACAGGTTGTAAAGCTGCTCATTGGTATAGCCCATCAAGCGAGCATAAAGAATGTGGTTATCATACCGCCGGCAGTTGAAGCCGATGAGTCGGAACTTCATCAGGCCCTCGATGTCTTCAGAGGTCGGGTTGATCATCCGAACCACAGGTTGTGTGCTTCCTGCAAACTTCCAGTTCACGAGGAAAAGGTTCGGAAACACCTCGACATCATAAAAGACGAGGTCAGCGGTTTCGTTCTTGGCCGCAGGGGCGGCATCGGCAGATTTGAACGGCATCTTGTTAACGAGCTTGATGCAATACTCTGCCTGATTGGTGCTGTTGGCGGCAAAGGCCAGGACGGCATTGCGCATATCGGTAACATCGTAAACCATGCCGCTTTCATACGCATCCGTCAGAATCTTGTGGATAAAGTCGATACTGGGCTTAGTTGCAGGGTGGATCTCCTTGTTGAGATTTCTCTTGATTTGAACCCTAAGCCCTTTCTCGCTCTGAACCACCTTGTTGTTTACCATGCTGCTTTCTCCTTTCAATGGTAACCCAGAGCTTATGGTTGCAATAGGTAGGTTGTTGAACTTAGTGAGTTTCCGGCGCAGCGAGCTTTTTCCAGTGAAGACCTTCACCTCAATATGGTCGTCATAGATACGGCTCAGCCTTGTCGGATCGCCGGTGTAAATATAATGTAGATGGATACCCTGACCACCCTTGCTGACCTCGGCATAGGTTGGAGGCCACTTACTCGCCTCTGCCAGGTTCAGGTCAAAGCACTTATTGCCGTTCTCGTCCGGAATATCAAAGTCGATGACGATATGGTTCTCAGGCACCTTGACATAGTGGAGCTTAGAGGTATCCAACTGCGAAAGAGTCTTCGTGACTTTTTTCCATTTCTGCGAGGGCGTTTCTTTAGATGTGGCATATTGAGCAGGACAGTCCGCACAATCTTTGTCGAATGCGGATACTGTTCCATCAAACTGAATCAGCCGAGTTGTGGGCTCCGGCTTATCAATGATGGTCTGTTCCTCAAATTTTTCAGTTCTGAAGCCACTGTAATAGCTCCGAACACGAGTGCCATCTTCCATACTGAAGCGCTCTGTGTAGTCATGGAAATAGTTCTTCAACTCTTCCTTGAACGCTCGTTGGCTGAGGGGGTACGAGACCTTTGCTTCCTCATTATAGGTCTTATACATCTCCCAAGCAGCCTTGAGGGACGTTCCGTCTTCACGCTTGAAGACTGGGTAGGAATCAACGATGTAGTTGTAGAAGTCATTGGAGGCCCCCAACATAGCAATCGGAATATAACCGTCATAGTAAGCTGGATCTTCCAGATAGACCTCTTGACAGTGGTAAGCAATCGGGCCAAGTTCAAACGGGATGTGCTTCATGATGGTCTTGTACTCGTTCGGCTCGACCTTATCTCCTGTTGGGGAAACATCAATCAAACGTCGAATCAGACCGGATTTAGCGTCCGTAATACGAACCGGTTTGTTTGTGCCCATAAAGAGGAAAGCCTTAAAACGGTTGGCGTAAGTTGATTTGAACTTCTCATTGACCGTCATTAGCTCATGCGAAACAAGGCTGTTAAGTCTCGTATTATCCTCAATACGGGATAGGTCACCATCATGTTGAATAGCAACCAACGGGTTCGTCTTGAACGCCTCCAGCGCAAATGCATTGCTTGAAGAACCGAGAGCCTTAGCATCGAATACAGAGTAATAACCATCAAAGAGCTGCTGAATGATGTTGAGCACCGTGGACTTACCAGTACCAGCGGCGCCGTAAAGCACCATGAACTTTTGCAGCCTCTTGGAGTCACCGGACACGACTGAACCAATGGCCCATTCGATTTTGTGCCGCTCGGCAGGAGAGTACAGAACACTCATGAGCTTGTCATAAGAGTTCGCCTCACCCTGCTCAAGCGGATAATTCAGCATCTTGCTGGCATAGTCTTTTTTTCCCGTTTTGCTGTTTGAAAATATCAGTTTCTCGTCGAGCATATGGAACTGGTCCTTCATCTGCTTCTGGCAGTATTTGTGCCAGGTGTCGATCATTCCGGTTTCCGCGTCCCACATGTGCATGACTCGATAATTGTCATCAAAACGCTTACAGTTTTCCTCGGCGTATCGGTCCAGTTCGCGGTCGATCAGGTCAACCGCATCCTGTTCATCAGTCGACCACAATCCCCGTTCCTCAATCCAGATAGCGTAGAAATCGCCGCCTCTAATCATGAGGTCGCTGCTTTTCTTGATGATAAACTTGGGATAGATCTCGATGATACCACGCTTGCCACTGCGCGTTGCAATCACCAAGAAGTCTAACATTGATTACTCTCCTTCGCTGCGCTCCAACTTCTTTACTCGAACAGAGAGCTGATAGACCTGCTCCTCCAGCTTCCTGCGCTCCACCTCGGTTGCTGCGGCAAGAACCATCGCCCCTACCGCAATCAACTTGAACATCTTCGTGCTGCGAGCCTGCCGCTGCATCTGCTTGCAGAAATTCTTAGACGGCATGACCGTCACGAAAATATCATGCGTGATCGTATTCATGTTAAACTCCCTTCTCTGATGATCTCGTTAAGATAGCAATTCATCTGATACCAGATTTCCATAGACCGCATATCAAACCGAGGGTTACGGATTGTGAACAGACCGCCCTTACCATCCGGTGCGTAGTCATGATCCATAAAACGGTCGAGAATCTCGTCGACACGAACAGGATCAAACCGAACATCGCTCATGGAACCAAGGCCCAAACTGACAAGCATACTCCAGAACCACTGTCCGGTGCGGTTGCCAATATCAGGGTCTTCCATGATGTGTTCTTCACATCGAATGGCAAGGGCGATCATCATTTCAAGGATGCTGCAAGGCCGAATATCAAGGCAGTTGGCAATTACAGCATCACGATAGCCTTGCTCGCGACCGAACCGATACCTAAGCTCGATGCCATCCTCGGCCCGGTTGCCGTCCATCGGGATTGTGTATGCAAACTCCGTGTCGTGGAGCTTGTAGAACAGTCGCCGGTAGGACTTATTAGAATATCGGTCGTCGACCACGAGCCGGTACATCCACTCGAAATATGGATCATTAAGCTCGTTTTTGGTCAAGGTCAGACCTCCTCGTCATTATTCGGAGGAAAGTTTTTCTTCTTGAAGTCGCTGAAATCACGCAGATCCTTGAGAATCTCGTAGTCACAGCGCTTTGCATCACTCCTTACGAACACCGAATCGTCTTCGTATTCGCCGAAGTGGTCCAGCCCATCGCCGATGATTTCCTCCACATCATCAACGATTTCACCGCACTCATCAGTCAAGATGCCATCAGCGAAGTATGTCAGGCTAACTTTCGTATAGTCTTCAAGTTCTCCGAATTCATCAGGAGAGATGACATACGGAACTTCACCAGGCGTTCCCGAGGGCTTCTCGTCGATTGTTCTTGAGTAGTCCTTATAACCAGCCTCCTGCAAACGCTGAGTGTACTCGGTAATGCTACCCTTATCCATGTTCTTTGCAGTATTTACAAGCGAGACAGTTTTTTCTTCCGTTGTCGGTTTCTCACGCTTGGCGTATGCTGCTTTGACCGAGGCAATCTCTTCCTCGGCGAGTTTTGCGTACTTATCCTTCAGATAGTACCAGGCGCCTGCTGCGCCGATAGTAAGGCCTGCCACAAAGGCAAAGCCGGTAGATGCTTTACTCATCTTCGTCCTCCTCATCGTCTCGGATGCTCATGACGGTCATAGCCAGACCACCAAAGAGTAAAGCGCCACTCAACAGCAATCCGCCGGTGATGTGACGCTTACGCTTTGTGTCAAGAACATAGTCGAGCATGGAAATGAAATTCGCAATTCCCTCCATGTCAGTCACTCCTTGTAGCTGAGGACTGCTGCTCCGCCCACCAGGCAGAGGCCGGACATAGTCGCCAGGGTATAAGAGAGCAGGGAAAGCATGATCTTCTTCATAATTGTTCCTCCTTTTAATCATAGCTTGAGAAGTAATGGTTTCCGACCTGGAACATAGGAACTCCATAGTCGCTATAATGGCCCGCATTGAAGAACACGACATCGTAGTCAGTACGATTTTCCAGTTCTTCTTCAACGAGCTTTACCAGCTCGTCCATAACATAGCAGCGGGTAATACGATCGCCGTACATACCCGCATACTGGTTTTTCTGCCAGATGACCTCAGAGATCGTGTCCGGGAAATGCGGATTGTCCACACGATTAAGAACGCTGTCAATGACCAGTCGCTGGCCCTGCTCGCATTCTCCCTCGGCTTCCGCCATAGCGCAGAGAGCAAGAAGCTCGATCTCCTCCCTCGTAGCCAAAGGCTCCAGTTCGGGAGTGGGTGCAGGCTCTTCCTCTGGTAAAATATCAGTGGACGGAGCAGATGCCTCGACGATTAGAGAGAGAGGTTCCGTCTGAATCGTAGGCTGTTCCGGAACCGTTTTGGTCGTCGTTGCATTTATCACAAAGTTGCAGGATATGAAAATAGCCCCGACGAAGATAAGAAGGCAAATAAGCAATTTTTTCATCGGCTTGTCCTCATGCGAGATAGTCATTCTGGTGGTCGACGATCTTGGAAGTGATGTCACCGACAACATTGAAGTCCAGAATGAATGCGCGCTTGTACTCGTCCGAATCAGCATCGTGACGACGAATCTCGGTCATACCGAAGTCGACAAAGTTGTCGCCGTAAGGCTTCTTGTCGTCATAGATCCAACCGACAACAGCGCCGGCTTTGGTGCGCTTGAAACCGAGCATATCATAAACTTCGTTCAGGAAGAGGTGACCCTGGGACTTGAGCATATCATTCGCCTGAGCCTGACGAGCACGCAGATAGAAGAGGTTCATTTCAGGGTCCTGCTTCCAATCGGAGTGGGTATCATCAAACACTTTTGCGTAAGGGCCGTAGTCAGAGCCATCCCAGTTCTCACCGGCGACATTCACATTCTGCTTGACCTTCTTTTCCTTGCCCTTGTCGTCCGTGACGGTCTCTTCGATCTCCTGTGCCTTGATGTTGTAGCGCAGCTCCTTTTCAACCTGTTCGCCGAAACGCTCGATTACGCGGTCACGATAATCCTTGAAGGACTTATCAACAGCAGCGTAAGCAGCCGCCAGAGCGACATTGCGCTTCTTCATGATGTTGTGGCTTGCGAGAATGCTGGCGATAGAAGCTGCACCGAGCATGACCGCAGGGGCATACAGCTTTGCGAACTTCACGCCAGTCTGAACATAGGCGATGGCGAGATCTTTCTTGTGATCCTCTTCGGAGTAGGACTCACCAGCCTTGGTGACGCCGTTTTCCTTGGCCTCACGAATATCAGCGAGAGAGTTCTTAGACTCCTCAACGATGGCACCTGCCTTGGTGGTAGCCTTGCAGGCCAGAACGGCACTTGCAACAGCGATGCCGACAAGAATTTCGGGGCTCTTCTTCTGGAGCCCAAAGCCGACCTTGGAGAAGGTACGCTTTGCGGAAGTCATGATTTCATTAGCTTTCATGGTAATAAATCCTTTCTTAATTGTAGTTTTCAGCTCAGTTTTAGAGCTCTTTCATGTATTCGTAATACTCGGACTCAGTCGGGAACAGCATCCATGTTCCGTCGACGAAGCCTCTGTACCCGCTTGAGACAAAATATCCGTACATGACTGCACCTCTTTTTAGGTGATTTGGATTGCTCTGGGAAGCTGCAAGATGTAGCCGTCCCTCGTTCGGGCAACTCTGGCACTCTGAATATCAGTCCAGCCGTACTTATCAGCCATGTAATTCTGGCAAGTAAGTCCGGCGAGGTCATAGAGATCCAGCACGCTGGCCATGCCATAGTTGGCAATAGCGGATTCCAACTGGTCGAGGACGAGATCTGCATCTCCACGGTTGTCGAAGATGATGTCATCAAATTCAAACCCGGCAACAGGTCTCGGCCGCTGATTGTAGTTCCTGCGGTCATCTCTGCGAGGGTCATCGTAGTATCGCTGATACGATACCTTTGATCCGGCGTTCTTCCGAGTGCCGATGCGGCCGGCTTCGCCAAAGAGAACAATGCTGACGACATCGGCGATGGCGTTCTTCAAACCAGGGATAACGACATCCGTGATGATAAAGGTTTTAACATCGCCAACTTCATCGGGCATGAATATGCCGGCAAATTTCTTGACCTCGCTCTGCTTGCGGGTCTTTGCTGTGCCGTTGACAACTTTCTCCACCAGTTTGGAGGGAGGACTTGTGTTTTCTCTCGCGCTATGCGAGTTATCAGGATATTCGGGCATTAGTGCACCTCCAAAATTTGATAAAAAGAAAAAAGGGAAAGCGCCCTGTTATTGGCACTCTCCCTTGTAGAACTCCGCAATTTACTTTTCTTAGTTTTCCTCGGAATCCTCGTCTGCCGAGTCGATTTCGGCCTTGTCGGTCTTAGCGGCTTCCGCCAGCTTCTTCGCAGCGACCTTCTCTTCGATGATCACCCGCAGCTTCTTCGCCCCGCCAATCACAGCGTAAGCAATGAAACCTCCGATGACACCGGCGAGCAAGGCACCAGCATTAGAGCTGTCCTGAGTCTCGTCGACTTCCGTAGCTTCGATTTCCTCGATCTCGTTCATTTTCTTGTCTTCCATAGTAAAATTCTCCTTTTCAAAAGTAATTTTTGTTGTTTGGTTCTCCATAATAGGAGATGCAAAATCTGCGCTTACCAAAGGTAAATAGGCGGGTGGTTGTGACCGACGACAAGGCAAGGCGTTCCATCATCAGCCAACTGTGTGCTGAAATCGAGGTCTATGTAGCCTTTTCCGTTGTCAATGTCCCACCCGAGATGCTCTCCGACCTCAGCCTCGCTCAGACCGATCTCATCATAGAAATCATTCAGCGAAACACGCATCTCGTCGCGCATTCGTTTGTTCAGTTCATTCATAGCGCGCATCAGGCGGTCGCGATCGGACTTGAAATATCGGTTTGTAAGGGGGTCGAAGCAGAGAATATCGCCACCTCCGGTAATGATGACCTCGCGTTCGCCAAGAGGGTGCTTCGTAAGCGTCTCCTTGGCAACTGCATCACGGATCGCCTGCTCTTTTTTCTCGCCGACTACCTCAACAGCCTTCTCTTTGTACTCCTTGAGAGCCGTTTCGGAGATGGAATAAGCCGTTGCAAGAGCAGTGTTGCGGCGAAGATTTGCAGAGCTGGCGCCTACAAGGCAGGCTGTGGACAGCACGCCTGTAACAGCAGCCGGAACATAGCACTTCCATGTAGTGGCAACGATCTCCTTGTTGCTCAGACGCCGGTTTTCCTTGATTTCTCTGGCGTCGATGAGCTGCAAAGCCTTGGGCGTTGCTCGAACGGCGGATACAGTGGTGGCGATCATCCCGGCAATTCCGATGCCGGTTAGGATCTCAGGACTGTGCTTTTTCATTGACTTCTGGGCGCTTTTCAACGCCTCGATAATGGTTTGTTTTGTCATTTGAGTTCTCCTCTCTAAATAGTGTCAAGCATTCATCGGCGAAATCAGCGGCAATCGAAAATATCAGTCCTTCATCCGTACCATCTGCGATAGATGAGAAAAGCACCATCTTAATGGCGAACTCCTCGATCACATCTTCCGGATCTTTCATGGGATGATCCATAATTGCCTCGATCATCTCCCATGCCGCCCATCTCGAAAAGCAAGACTCTTCAAAGTGATGGCGTGGCCAATAGATTTCGGGTTCATCTGATTCGTTGAGATAGTCGAGAAGTGCTTGTACAGCCGTATCATTTGTCATGAGTTCACCTCGAAAAAAGAGAAGAGCCCTGTTTAGGACTCTTCCTCTTCGTTTCTGGCAGCAAGTGCTTCGTTGACCTTCTCCTCGATAATTGCTTCCTGCTCCTTGTTGTCGGCCCAGCCGGATAACAATGTTCCGATCCCGCCAAGGACGACTCCCGCAAGGGACAGCAGCTTAAAGATGTTTCTCTGGTTCATAAAGCATGACCTCCTTTCCATAATAGGCGATGTAGTTTTTGCGGGAAATCAATAATCCCACTCAGATTCTGGTTGAGGGCCGAACTCAGCATCGACGACATAACACGGAATCTCTCCGTTCAGTCCATCATCAACCATAGCCTTCGAGTTATCGAAGTCGATCCAGTACATGCTATCAGACAGCAACCAGCCAACAACATCTCCGCCTTCGACATGGCTTATTCCAAGGAAGTCGTAGAAATCGTTCAGAGTTACGAACGCGCCGAGAACCATATTCCTGTTGATGTGATATTCTGCTTGCAGGACTTGGCTTATGGTTGCCTGAAAATATCTTTTGGAGAAGCTGTCGTAGAAGAGTCGCTGCTCCTCGTTGGCATCTTCAAACTCCAAAGATGAATTGGAGAAGCCTCCGGTAGCCGTAATAGGCGGCATACTGCTTTTCTCTGCGGCGATGGACTCCATGATCTTCTTGTGAGCATCTTCGCCATACAATTCTTTCAATTTATGCTTATAGTCAGAATAGGATCGGTTTACGAGCGCATAGGCACTGGCAAGGGACGCCTGCTGCTTCTTATTGAGGGTATTCGCTCCAAAGATGCAGATGATCGTAGCGACGCCAGTGGTCGCAGCCGGTATGTAGCATTTCCAGCATGATTTGACGGCTTCGAGCTTTGTTGCAGCATAAGGGTCGCCATCGTGATTTCTCCTGCTGTCGGCCTTGATAAGGCTATCCGCTTTCGGGGTTGCCTTGACAGCCAGAACCGCGGTTGCCACAACGCCAGCGGCTCCGATGCATGTCAGAATGGTGGGAGATGCCTTCTTCAAGCTTCTCCCGATCTTAGGGTCGAGTTTCATCTGAATTCTCCTTTCATTTCATTGCATTTAAGAGATCTAAAATATCAGCAGCGACCGAACTGGCAGTTTGAAAGATCTCGTGCATCTCTTGGTTCTCTCCTGAGTGATTTGAATAGCGAGCCATCTTCATGGCGAACTCGTTTGTGAATCTGATAAATTCGTCGACCGATCCATCGGAGCGATGATGGAGCCGCTTGCGAATGTAGTTCTCAAGTTCTCTGATCGCCCACTGTTTTGTGCTTGCCTCCTTGAACTCTTTTTTCCACTTCCAGAGAAGCGGAGGCGACCATGCATCCATGGTGTACATGTCGCACAAGATCAGTTCAAATTGCTCGATGTTCATGCTTTCTCCTTTCGTCCAAAATAAAAAGTAAAGAAGCAGTATCGGACTCGAACCGATCACCTCTTCACTGGTTTTGTGAAGCGCTCTACCACTGAGCTAACTGTTTCTCCATAATATGAGTTGCAAAATCTGCGGAAAAAGAAAAGAGCCGCATAAAACGGCTCAATTTCTCAGATTCCAATAGTCTTCAATAGTTTGTTAAGTTCTTCTTTCGTAAGGTCCGCATCCAAATCCAGATGGACATGAGTCTTATCATCAATGACTGTCGTCCGGAACTCATTGAGCTGAATATCTACTTCACAGCCCAATTTTGTCCGAAGTACCTTCTTTACGATCCTCGATACAAGTCCTGTCATGAATTTCGATTGAATCTTCATCTCATCCATACTCCTAACCCCTTTCATAGGTATTGGTATCCATAATAGGGGTTGCTGGATTGGCGCTAAATATCACGGCGGTCGAAGACCGTTTCCCAACGCTGCTTTTGCAAAGGCTTCATTTTCAGCGCCCACATGATTTGCCGAATCGTTACGGTGGGCCAGAGCCCGTTCGTACAAGTTCCGGCCCGTTCATCAAAGAATTCCTTGAATTTCGGGTGAACATAGAGGGCATCGGTCAGCCATGCATCCACCTCTGTCCAGAATGTGGACTTGGTTTCGTCATCATACCGCTGTTGGATCACAGCAAGGCCTTTATCTCCTATTTCAAACAGGGTGCAGCTATCGTAGACCGGATGGTCGCAAATATAACGCTTTCCGTACATCGACAGATAAATTGTAGGCTTTTCATAGTGATATCGCATCTTTATCTCCAAAACAAAAAGAAGAAAGCCCTTGTTACAGGACTTTCCTCCGTTGATAATGCTTTAGTCGTCAAACATTTTGCATGACGCTTTGCAGTAAGGGTAGGGACCACCGCAAGCTTTACAACCTGCTGGCGGCACGTCGTCCCTGAAGATCAGATACTCGTCGCCTCTTTCATCGAGTCCGAGTTCCATTTCGTCTGCGCTCTCGTACTCATAATCCAATTCCTCAATTTCCCATCCACAGGACGGGCAGGCATAAATATCGCATCCGCCTTCGGGATCTTCTTTCCGATCCATCACCGCTCCGCACTTGTTGCAGATGGCGTATCCCTTATTCAGGTAGTCCATCAATTCACTACCTGCCGGTTTAATAACCTTTCTACCTTTTCTGCGCACTTTCATTACCTCCTGTTAATCTGGAAGTAGCTGCTATTATACAGTACCCCCGGTATTAAGTCGAGAGATATAAAGAGCTCTTCGGTATCTCCTTTCCATAAAGCACCCTGCAAAATCTACGAAAAAAGCGAAGAGAGTGTGTTTTTTACACGACTCTCAACGCTGTTGGCTCAACTCTTTCGAGTAGGCTTGAAGCGATTGAACAGATTTTTGAATGTCTGGGATGTAAATGTCCCCGTTTCCTCGAATCTCAGTCCTCTGCTCATCCAAACGCCGTAGAACATCAGCGGCAATACAAGTTCCGCCGCAGCAATGCCGATCTTCGCGTACCGATCGAGCGTATTCTCGTCAAGCTGAAACGCTTTCAGTGTCGCGTCTTCGTCATGGGCTGCTTTATCCATGGCCCGACGCTCCGACTTTTCCTCGATTTCAGTTTCCGTTTTGATCTCTTCGATACGGAGCTTGTGCAGTGCTGCAAGGTTCTTGATGACCTCCGATTTCTCGTCTTTGTCAGATGCCGAGTTGAGATTATTGATCTCGGTTTCGATTGCATCATCCAGCAATTTCTTGATTTCTGCCATATTGCATTTCTCCTTTCAATAAGTTGGCTCCATAATAGGGGGTGTTATTCGTGCGGGAGGAAATTCTCGTTGCGAACGCTGAGCGTGACGGTTTTCATGCCAGAAATAGTGCGCACATCTGTGCCTAATTCGAGAAACAGAAATGGTTCGCTCGTCGGGTCAGAACGGTCGATCCGAAGATCGCCGACGGGAATGTACCTTCGCCGAAATATAAGCGTTCCGACTACAAGCCCGATGATAATGCCGACAACAATGCCAATGATGAGTTCCATGTCATACCTCCAAAATGATTTTTCAGTTTTTTACCCCGGGCAATTTTCCAGATACCAATTTAGCATCTGATCCAGTTACCCGCGTGCCGGAAAATATAAAAAAGAAAGAGCCGCTGACAACGGCTCAATCCTTTCCATAAAGGGGTTTGCTTAATCTGCGGAACTGTCCTCGTAGACCGTCCGTTTTCTCAGAGAAGACCATGAAATGTATCTTTCCTCTCGGCAGACAGGACACCAGAACCGACTGGTCTTTCCACCGACATCGACCAACTCGTCACTGTCGGCTTCCAGCTTGCTCCCGCAATTAGGGCAGTTGAAGCGGTAGCATTGTCTGACCGCCACATTCACAATCCGCATCTCAATCACGCTCCTTACTCAGCAGCCAGAAGAACCGCCGATACAAGTTGTAGTAGACCTCGCGGCAACAGGGGATGGCATACTGCATTTTCAAGGCATTGTAGGACAGACCTTCTGTGACCCCTCGCAAAATATAAGGATAGAGGTCACCGTCCGTACCAATGGCAGCTTGCTCGACCAGTTCCATACGTTTGGCAAAGGATACACGAGATTCCGCACACCTTGCAGTTGGATCGCTCCGTACTTGGCCACTTTTGACGAAAATATCAAGGTCGTTCGGACGGCTGCTCAGGCCAAGCAGAGCATTGTAGGCTTTCTTCCAGATCGGATACTGGAGGCAGAAATGCTTTAGCTCGTAATACCGGTGCTTGCCGATCCAGTATGGATTTTTCTCAGACAGTTCCGGACGGATTTCCGTTGCCATTATTGTCGTTCTCCTTTCCACAAAAATCCTGTCTCCTCGTAGAGACGCTTTGGGGAGATGTAAAAGTTGATACGGCCATAGCGTGAATCCATCTCCTCGATGGTGGTGACTAATTTTCCGCTGCGAGTGGCTTTGCCAATCGGGAGCCACCCTGAGACGATGCCGGCGCGAACCCATGAAGCATCTTTGCCATACACACGGGCCGCAACAGCCACGGGGACAGACCCCTGAGGGAACTCTTGCTCGTTCATTGGCGTTTACCTCCTTTCAACGGCTATTCTAAGTTAGCAACTGCGCTTTGTTAAAACAACCTCGGTGGTCCAGTCCTTAGCTTGCCATCGGACCATCGTCATTTCGCAGGGATAATCCTCAAAGCCGATGGTTTCGCAGGTGATGAAGCCCTCCAAAACACCGATGATGACTTCAGCCTCGTACTGTTTGTACGGAAATATCAGTTCGGGAAGCTCTCTATGTACGGAACCGCAGCGAGTGCATTGAAGCCGCCGCATGGGGATCTTCCAGGTCTTTCTTCCTTTCGTCCGTACAATCCGAGTAACACGGTCATAGTATTTCAAATCACCGCCGCATTTGGGGCAGGTTGATACATCATTTGTAATCATATACATCGCTCCATCAAAAATAAAGTGTAGGAATATCTTGACAACTCCTACACCATAATATATGATTACAAAGGACAAATCAACTATGGAGGTGCAACTAATGCTTGTAAAATGCCCTGAATGCGAATTGCAGGTAAGCGACAAGGCTCCGGCTTGCCCTCATTGCGGCTATCCAATGAAGCCGTCAGTAAAGCGAAAACCGAGAGCCAAAAACAATAAACGAAGACGCCTCCCGAACGGGTTTGGTCAAATCAGCGAAATAAAAAACCGCAACCTTCGGAATCCCTTTCGGGCGATGGTTACGGTTGGAAAGACTCAGGACGGCAAGCCCATTTGCAAACCGCTCAAGCCTGACTCATATTTTGCAACTTATAATGACGCGTATGCAGCGCTCGTAGAATATAACAAGAACCCTTACGACCTCGGCACCGCGATCACCGTCAAAGAGCTTTACGACAAGTGGTCGGAAGAGTATTTCAAGACGCTCAAATCAGATGGCAGTTCACGAGCAGTTACTTCAGCTTGGAAGTATTGCTCGGCTGTCTACGATATGCGAGTGATGGATGTCCGTGCCCGCCATGTGAAAGGCTGCATGGATGAGGGTGTTGCCACTGTCAGAGGGAAAGAGCAACATGCCAGCGCATCCATGAAGAACAAGATTAAGTCCTTGTTCAACCTGATGCTTGACTATGCTCTGGAATATGAGATCGTCGACAGAAACTACTCGCGCACATTCAAGCTGACTGACGAAACGATCAAAGAGATCCAGAAAGTCAAGAAAGAGCACATACCTTTTACGGACGAAGAAATATCAAAGCTTTGGGAGCATGTCGACGATAAGAATTTCGTTGATGTGATACTCATTCAGTGTTATTCTGGATGGCGTCCACAAGAACTCGGCCTAATTGAGCTTGCCAATGTAGACCTTGAGAATGGCACTTTCAAAGGCGGCATCAAGACCGAAGCTGGTGAAGACCGCGTCGTACCTATCCACTCAAAAATTCGCTACCTCGTGGAGCGACATTACAATAAAGCCAAAGAAATCGGCAGCCCATATCTCTTCAACTGCAAAGACAAGCGCAGCGGCAAGACTGTGATGATGAGCTATCAACGCTATAAGGCCGGCTTTGAGATGATCCGTGACGAGCTTAATCTTAACCCGGAGCATCGTCCTCACGACGGAAGAAAGCACTTTGTCACGGCCGCAAAGAAAGCCGGTATTGACGAATATGCAATCAAATACATGGTCGGTCACAAGATATCCGACATCACCGAAAAGGTCTATACCCAGCGAGAATTCGACTGGCTGAAGGAAGAAATCGAAAAAATAAAATAGGGTGTATTTTGTGTAGGAATGTCGATGTAGAAATAATATAGGAATAATATATGACTTACCTACATTTCTACCCTTTTAACCACATCTTGCTACTGCTCAAACCATTGAAATAACGGCACTTAACGGTGAGCAATCTGAAAAGATGTTTCTATCGAGGAAACAGCTTTGACGCAACTGGATATTTGGAAAAGTTCTTTGACCTTCTCTTTACGCTTCCACCTACCGATTATGAACGCTTTCTACAGAATCGGTTGAATCTGGATTCGGACAGCATCACAGGCCAAGTGTGCCTTGCTATTATCAAGCAATTCCATTTTTCTATGCGCCAAATGGAGCGTTACATCAGAATTGTGAAAATTGCTGATAGCATCGACGCTTGCAAGAGTGTGGTTGGCCGTGAAGAAAAAGCAAGGGCATTTGTAGAAGAAGCAGTGATACCTATTCTCATCGGCCTTCAAATGCACGATCTGGACATGTATCGAGAATTCAAAAACGGGTATAGTTCTAAAGTTATGATAGATATACTTACCAGCCCGGATGTTCTGCAATGTGGATTCCTTATAGATGCAGACGAAACATTTCGTACTGGCGAAACTTTACAAAGAAATAAAAACCATGTAGAAATGAGGGATAGACTGCAAGAAGCATACGAGGCCCTTTTTTTGAAAACAGGAAGGGTCGATGTTGGGAAAATGACATTTTCAAACCACACGCGAGAGTATCTGTATGAAGCAGAATCCATACTTATCTCTGATAATAAATTTGATTTTGAATAATAGAAGATCCCAAACCCGTTTTACAAAGCGGGCTTGGGATTTTCTATTATAAGCAAACTAACCGATAAATTGAGAGCATCGCTTTTATTCTTGAGCTAGCAGGTGCGTTTTCAACAATGCATTCTCCAAGGCTCTATAATCTTCATGTAACTGCCACCAGCAGGGCTTCAGAAAGCAGAGAACATTCTCCGCCCATCTGTAGTCATCCGGCTGCAGCGTTCCCATTATGACACCGCGCTGAAACGCGGCGTTTCGTTTCCGCACAGACACTTCCACACCGGCCTGCGCCAAATGCGCGTTCAAAAAACCGCAAATGACAGCCGCCTCTTCCGTTGTATAAAGCATAGTTCTCCTCCCTTTCCACAAACAGGCACCATTGTAACATGATGGCCCTATTTTTGAAATCGGCTGTTTCCACAAGAATCCAGCCGAAAGTTTTATACAAACGCTTGTTCGATTTATGGTGCTGTGCTATACTGTTTTCAGAGAGGAGGTGCGCCATGCAGCAAAACAGACGAACGTATATTGCCATTGACCTGAAATCCTTCTACGCCTCCGTGGAGTGCATGGAGCGCGGGCTCGACCCTCTGACCACCAATCTGGTGGTGGCTGATGCCAGCCGGACGGAGAAAACCATCTGCCTTGCCGTGTCCCCATCCCTAAAGGCATACGGCATCTCCGGCAGAGCGAGGCTTTTTGAAGTGGTGGAGCGTGTCAAGGAAGTCAACGCGGAACGGCGGCGCAAAGCTGGCTGCCTTTCCGAAAAGAGCTTCAACGCCAATGAACTGGCGGCTGACCCATCCAGAGAAGTAGATTATCTCATTGCCCCTCCTCGGATGGCAAAATACATTCAGATCAGCACGCAGATCTACAATGTCTATCTCAAATACATCGCGCCCGAGGACATCCACGTCTACTCCATCGACGAGGTGATGATGGATGTGACCAGCTACCTCGAGACGTATCACATGACCGCCCGAGAGCTGGCGAAGACCATGATCCTCGATGTGCTGGGCACCACAGGCATCACGGCCACGGCAGGCATCGGTACAAATCTCTACCTCTGCAAAGTCGCCATGGACATCATGGCAAAGCACGTCGCGCCGGATGAAAATGGCGTCCGCATCGCGGAGCTTGACGAAATGAGCTACCGCAGGCAACTCTGGGCGCACCGTCCGCTGACGGACTTTTGGCGCGTCGGGCGCGGCTACGCCAAAAAACTCGAGGCCATCGGCATCTACACCATGGGTGATATTGCAAGATGTTCCATCGGCAAGCCGAACGAATACTATAATGAAGAACTGCTCTATCGGATGTTCGGCATCAACGCTGAGCTCCTCATCGACCACGCATGGGGCTGGGAGCCGTGCCGTATGCAGGATATCAAGACATACCGGCCAGAAACGAACAGCGTCTGCTCCGGGCAGGTTCTCCAATGCCCGTATTCCTTTGAGAAAGCACAGTTGGTTGTACGGGAGATGGCGGAAGCCGTCGCACTGGATTTGTTGGAAAAAAAGCTGGTAACGGATCAGTTGACCCTGACGGTGGGATATGACATTGAAAACACCGCAGGCGGCAGCTACCACGGCGAGACCGTGACAGACCGCTATGGCAGGAAGATCCCCAAGCACACCCACGGAACAGCAAATCTGCCGAGAAAGACATCTTCGGCCCGGAGCATCACGGACGCCGTTCTTGGCGTTTATGACGCAAAGGTCAATTCAAAGCTGTCTATTCGGAGACTTACCATCACAGCCAATCGGCTGGTGGGCGAAGATACGGTACAGCAGGAGCCGGAAGCCCCAGTGCAGTTCAATCTGTTTGACAACGTTGAAGTGCAGGAGCAGCGGTTGCAGGAGGAAGAAGCTAAACTGAAGCGGGAACGCAAAATTCAGGAAGCCATGCTCGACATTAAAAAGAAGTTCGGCAAAAACGCCATTTTGAATGGTGGAAGCTATCTGGAGGGCGCTACCGCCAAAGAGCGGAATAAGCAGATCGGAGGGCATAAGGCATGAGCGGACAATACGATGACATCATTCGTCTGCCCCATCCGGATTCGCCAAAACATCCACGGATGTCCCTCTATGACCGTGCGGCGCAGTTTTCACCCTTTGCCGCCCTGACCGGCCACAGCGCCGCCATTGCGGAAACCGGGCGGCTGACGGACCGTCGTGTAGAACTGGACGAATACGAAATGACGCGAGTGGACGCAGAACTGCAGCGCCTCCAGGAGCTGCTTCCCAGCAGGCCCACGGCGTCCATCACCTACTTTGTGCCGGACGAACGGAAGAACGGCGGCAGCTACCAGACTGTTACCGGATCGGTCAAACGGATCGACGCGGTCAACGGCGTGATCCAGATGACGGACCGGCAGTGTATTCCCATCGCGGATGTTTTCAGCATCGAGATCATCCCGTAAAGACACCATAACGAAAACTCCCAAACCCATTTGTAAAAGTGGGCTTGGGAGTTTTCATTATCATTCAAATCAAATCACAAAAGGAGGAATCCGAATGAATCCAAACGCAGATTATCTCGGCATCGTCACCATGCTTCGCAGCCTGCGGGAGCAGGGACTGGTCAGCGGCAGTGAAGCAAAATCGCCGCGCGGCTGAGGGTACAGCTTGGCGCGGACATCATTATTTCTCTTTGATTTCTTCGCTTTTAGGATAGCTATTGCGGATGTTATATGGTATTGTGTGTTGCTGACGAAGGAGGTGGCAAAGGAATGAACAACCGTGAAAAAAGCATCGGCTCTCTTGCGCTGAATCCCGCACTGCGTCGTATCATCATCCCTGCCGCCGATCAGGACCACGCGCGCCCCCTCCGGGTAGCGGCATACGCCCGCGTCAGCTCGGACTCCAGTGACCAGCTCCACTCCTACGCCGCCCAAACCGCTTACTTCGCAAAGCTCATCAACAGCGATCCGAATCGGACGTTTGTAGATGTCTATGCAGACAAGGGCATCACCGGCACCTCCACCGAAAAGCGTGAGGACTTCCAACGGATGATGGAGGATTGCCGCAGTGGAAAAATCGACCGCATCCTCGTTAAATCCATCTCCCGCTTCGCCCGGAACACCAAGGAAAGTCTGGCGGCTGTACGGGAACTGAAGTCTCTCGACATCAGCGTCTACTTTGAGGTGCAAAACATTGACACCGCGCAGGCCACCGGCGAAACACTCACAGCAGTCTTCTCAGCTCTGGCCCAAAAGGAAAGTGAAGCGATCTCTGAGCGGATGCGCCACAGCTACCAGATGCGGATGCAGCGCGGCACCTTCTCCACCCACTGCGCCCCCTACGGCTACCGGCTGGTTAAAAATCAGCTTGAGGTCATTGAGGAAGAAGCCGTTATCATCCGCCAGATCTTCGACCGCTATCTCTCTGGCATCAGCATGGAGGATATCGCAAAGGAGATCACGGCGCTGGGCATCCCCACCAAGCAAAACACCCCCTTCTGGCAGGTTCGCAGCATCCAATACATTCTGCGAAATGAAAAATATGTCGGGGACTCCCTGCTGGGAAAAACTTACACCACACTCACTCTCCCCCACCGGAAAATAGAGAATAAGGGTGAGGGAGTCCAATATTTTATCGAAGGAAGTCATCCTCCCATCGTCAGCCGCACGGTGTTTGATAAGGCGCAGCAGCTTCTATCGCGAAAAAGCGCCGCCATTCCCCCTCGTGCCGCCGCTCCCCATCCCCTTTCACGGAAGATCGTATGCGGACATTGCGGCGCGTTCTGTAAGCGAAAGAAAACCCGCGGCACCGCCTACTGGATCTGCCAGACACATAATAAAAATGCCGGGAGCTGTCCGACCATGCAGATCCCCGAAACGGAGATCACAGAAGCATTCCTTCGGATATATTTCACGCTCAAGCATCATGGCGATCAGGTTCTGACCCGGCTCATTCAGGATCTCCAGGCAGCCAAAAACGGCAAGCTGCTTTGGAGCGAGGATATTGTAGAACTCAATAAGCAAATTGCGGACATTGCGTGTCAGGAACGATTATTGGCCCAGCTCAAGCAGCAGGCCGTGGTCGATCCTGATATTTTTATATTCCAAAGCAATCAACTGGCTGAACAGCGCCGCGAGGCAAAGCTGAAAAAATCCCGCATTCTCCGCTCCGAAGACGATCAGACAGTCCAACGCACACAGGAGCTTCTGGACATTCTGGAAGATGGGCCGGATCTGCTGACGACCTTCGATGAGGCACTGTTCAGCGAATTGGTTGAGACGATCACCATCCAGGATAACAGCATCATCCGCTTCCGCCTGATCAACGGGCTGGAGCTTCCGGAACACATTGAAAGGAAAAAATAAACCGATGGCAAGCAAGCGAAAAATGGTCTTTGGCTACCGCATGGAGCTTGGGGACATCGTCCCTTCTCCCAACGAGGCCGAAACGGTGCGGTACATCTACACACGGTACCTCGCCGGCGCGTCATTCCAGTGCTTGGCAAACGAGCTGAATCAGAAAGTGCTCCCCTACCACACCGGCAAGTCCTGGAACAAAAATATGGTGGCCCGTATTCTGGAGGACAGCCGCTATGTTGGAGCGGATCTCTATCCCCCGATCATATCCGCTAAACAGCTCCAAGCCGTACAGGAACGGCGAAAGCAGAACTGCACGGCCTCTCCCCCGCTCCCCGCGCAGGCCGAGCTCTATAAGCTGTGCGGCAGCGCAGTCCCCGGCAGTGCAGTGAAAAGAATACGTAAGGCATTGAATCACCTGATTGATGATCCTCTGCGGATCAGCATGGCGGCATCCGCCGTCTGCGACACGGCAGAGATCCGGCAGCTCCAACAGGAACTGGACACGCTGCTGCAGACACCGCCTGTAGATGAGGACGCCGCACGGCAGAAAGCCTTGGAGGTCGCGTCCCTAAAGCTGGCGAGCGTCAAAACGGAGGAATATGAATCCCACCGTCTCCGCAACATCTTTGAAACACATCCGAAAATGGACGCGCTGGATGCCGCGCTTCTGAAGCAGAGCCTACGCAAAATCGAATGCCACGGTGACACGGTATGCCTTCTGCTGAAAAACGGCCAATGGCTGGAAGCGTAGGCAGATGTGCATACCATCGAAACACACCAAAAGAACAGTGCAATAAAAGGAGCGTGAGTGCGCATGACAGAGTCTCAGCCGGAAAAGAAGATCATCGTCATTCCGGCAAAAAAGGAATCCCCGCAGGAACAGGCCAAGAAGCGGAATCTGCGTGTTGCCGCCTATTGCCGCGTCTCCACCGGTGATGAGGAGCAGTTGACCAGCTACGAAAACCAGAAAGCCTTCTACACCGAAAAGATCATGAAAAATCCGGAGTGGACAATGGTGGATATCTTCGCGGATGAGGGCATCACGGGAACCTCCACCTGCCGGCGTAAGGATTTCCTGCGTATGATCCGCCAGTGCAGACAAGGCAAGATCGACATGATCCTTGCCAAATCGGTCTCCCGCTTCGCCAGAAATACGCTGGATACCATCAGCTACACCCGTGAGCTGCGGAGCCTTGGCATCGCCGTGATCTTCGAGGAGCAGAACATCAACTCCATCTATCCGGAAAGTGAATTCCTCATCGCGCTCCACGCCGCCTTCGCACAGTCCGAGAGCGAATCCATCTCCGCCAATGTCCGCTGGGGCAAGCGCCAGTCCATCAAAGACGGCAAAGTCACCTTCCAGTACAAAACCCTGCTGGGCTATGAAAAAGGGCCCGACGGGAATCCTGTGATCATTCCGGAGGAAGCAGAAACTGTCCGGCGGATTTTTGAATGGTACCTTGCCGGAAAAAGCGTCCGGGATATCCGTCTGGCGCTGGTGGCCGGTGGGTTCCAGAACGCCGTTGGAACCACAGACTGGACCACCAGCAACCTGCGTTCCATCCTCACCAATGAAAAATATTGCGGAGACGCCCTGCTCCAGAAAACCTTCGTTAAGGACTTCATCAGCAAAAAATCGATCCCAAACACAGGGCAGCTCGCCAAAGTCCTGATCCAAAACAATCATGAAGCCATTATCAGCCATGAGATATTCGATGCCGTGCAGCTTGAACTCGCGCGGCGCCGCGCGCAGGACGGCCGCTCAAGAAAAAGCGTCCCCACGGGTCGCGGAAAATTCAGCGGCAAATACGCGCTCAGCGGTCTGCTATTCTGCGGCGAGTGCGGTACGGCTTACCGGCGTGTCGTATGGACACAGCATGGTGAAAAACGTGCGGTATGGCGCTGCACGAGCCGTCTGGATTATGGCAGAAAATACTGTCTGAACTCTCCGACACTGGATGAAGAACCGCTCCAACAGGCAATTTTGAACGCCATCAACTCCGTCATGTCCGATCATAGCGCTCTGGCAGAGCAGCTTAGAGATACGATGGAACAGGAGCTATCCCCCATCCCCGGTGAGAGCATGAGCCTCGGAGATATTGACCGCGCCATAGCAGACTTGGGGCGGCAATTCACCGCCCTGCTGAGCGAGGCCGCCGATGCGGGCAACGCGGACGGTTACACCGCGCGGTTTCAATCTATCTCCACGGCAATGGCAGAGTTCAAGCGCCGCAAGGCCATCATCCAACAGCTGCGACAAGAGCAGGATCAAACAGACCGCCGCATGCAGAGGGTCACAATGGCGTTGAAAAGCACATCGAACAGGCTCACGGAATGGGATGACGGCACGATCTATCAGCTTTTGGAAAAGGTCACCGTCCTGTCCAGAGAGTGCGTCCGTGTGACGCTGCGGGACGGTCTGGAAATTGAACAGGCTGTAGAACAGCCAAAAAGGAGGAAATTCGCATGATTTATGTAACTGGCGACTGTCACGGAAATTTTGCAAGGTTCGAGCAAAAAAACTTCCCGGAACAAGCGAACATGACGAAGGATGACACGGTCATCATCACAGGAGACTGCGGCGGCGTGTGGTTTGGCGACAGCCGCGACGATGAAACGCTGGACTGGCTGGAACGCCTGCCCTTCACGCTTGCCTTCGTCTGCGGCAACCATGAAAACTATGACGCGCTGGCGAGATACCCCGTGGCAGAGTGGCACGGCGGCAAGGTGCATTGCGTTCGGCCTCACGTGCTGCACCTGATGCGCGGTCAAATCTTCGAGCTGGAGAGTTACCGCTTCTTCACCATGGGCGGCGCAAAAAGCCACGATATTGAGGATGGGATTCTGGAGCCGGATGCCCCGGATTTTGAGCGAAGGCTCATGATGCTCCAGCGCAAGCCCAGAGCGAGATACCGCATCAACCATATCTCATGGTGGGCGCAGGAGCTGCCCTCCGATGAGGAATACGCCGAGGCGCGGCAAAACCTCGACGCGGTCGGCTGGCAGGTGGACTACATCATCACCCACTGCGCCCCCACCAGCATTGCCCTCATGGGGAGCCGCCACAACGAGGCAGACCGGCTCACGGACTTTCTGCAGGAGGTACAGGAAAGAGCAAAATACCACTACTGGCTGTTCGGCCATTATCACGACAACAAAGCCATTGACGAAAAGCACATCCTGCTCTGGGAGCAGATCGTGCGAGTCATCTGA